TTGACTACCGGCCCGCCACCATCAATACTTTCCGTAGCCGTTCCGCCGCTGGCAAAAGAATAGGTGTTATCGTCCAGTACCGTGAGTGTCTGTGCGCCGTTCAGTTGCACTGCTGTAATGCCGCCAGTTACACCCGCGCCGCTGATCGTCACGCTAGCCCCAGTAGAAAAGCCGTGTAGTACATGAGTGACTTCAACCGTCCCGGAGCCTTCAGCAACAGCGAACGGGTTGTTATCATATTCGCCTTCTAGCGTACCGTGGACTGTGCCAGTCATAGTCGTAGTGTTGGTATATCCTGTTACCTCAATCTCGTTTTTCTGCCAGCGCAGCCGGTCCCCAACCATGTCAGCAGTGAACACGCCGGACGAAGCAGTAAGCGTCAAGCCCGCACCAGTTGTCCCGCTAACCGAGAGCGTTACCGCATCATCAACGAACTTGAAGTAGGGCTGGTAAATCTTATCGTCATTAACCGATTGAGAGAATGCAAAGTCGGTGATCGTAAAAGTAGCTGCTCCGGTGCGCAGGATAACCTGCGGAGCCCATGACGGATGACAAATAATCATCGTATCCGCGATTTGGCTATAGGAAAACTCGAACAGATCGTCCGCAGTCCAGTTGCCGCCAGTGCTAACAGTCACCACCAACGCCGCGTCCATATCGTACACATCAATGCGGCCCGCAGTGAAGGCAATCACATAGCGTTCATCAACCGAAAATTCGAACGGAACGAGGCGGGAGTGGCCAAGCAAAGTAGAGCCGGCAGTTGTTCCCGGCCTACGCGCTTCGCCACCCGCATTGAACAAGACCGCGTTTTTTAACGTGGCCGCACCATTATTGAATGCGCCCGTATCCGAGCGAAAGTTCATTAGGGGATCGACTTCACCCGAAGCAAAGTTTGTCTGTGTTGTATAAAGGCGGGTCATCAGTAAGTCTCACGGCGCGTTCCGCGATAACGGACAGTAACAAGGCGGTCTGTATTAATGCGCGGTGCAGTTCTGCCTTGCCCATCAATGTTGCGAGAGATTGCAGCCTGACGTATGACTCTCTTATCAAACATCAGAGCCAGGTCTTCCTGCGCGCCAACACTCTGCGCAAGGATTCCGGCCATTGCATAGGTGGTAAGGGTTACAAAATACGGAGGCCAGTAAGCCTCATCAATACGAAAAACACCCTCAAGATAAACTTCATCAGCTTCGGACGCATCGCAAAACACGCGGTCTTCGTATCGGTCAAAGCGGATAGGGTTGTTGTTAACCATTATGGTCATCAGTTGAAGGCAAGTCGCGGGTAGCTGGTAGGCTGCATCCCACTTGGTGCTAGGCACTGCTACCAGACGGGATAGCTGAACCTGCCCTACGCTAAATCTCCAGCGGTAGCGTGAGAGCTGATCCCGCACCGTATTCTCATAGAGATTAGCACACGCAATGGCTTCGGTAGTACCGTCCTCGAACGAAGTAATTGGCTGGGCTCCGATCATAATCAGGGCTTGCGCGCAAATATCGATCTTGGTGACACTCATTGTCTAGCTCCAACAAAAGGGCTGGCCGCGGGAGAGAGAGTCGCGACCAGCCCCTTAGTATTGCAGAGGCCAAGGGGAGGCCAGACTGCTCGTTATGCCAGCGCCAGAACTGTGCCAAGTGTAGTCACAACTGCCGCGCCGGTAGCACTAGTTACTTGGATTAAACCAGTTTGCGCACTGTTGCTGGCAACAATGATAACATCGCCGTCGATCAGATTAGCTGTTGCATTGTTGAAATACCCCGAAGCAATAATCGTCGGACCAGTGTCAGTGCTAGTGTACATCCAAAGCTGAGGAGAACCTCCCGCAACTTTAATGAGATCGCTAAGAACTAATGCCATAATTAAGACTCCGTAGAACGAGCTGAGTAGATACCGGCATCATCAATAATAACCGCGCCCTGGCTCATCATCGAGTTAGACAGGTGGGCAGCCTTCTCAGGAACCCAATCGAAGTTAGTCATTACGTCCGCACCAATAGCGTGGCCGACTGCCGACTTATGCCATGCGTAGTTGTTGCGAACAGCGCCCACCTTCTCCAGACCTGAATGGGTGAAGAACATAAAGCCCAACCAACGACGCGCAACCATTCCGCCGCGATACGGCAGATCGTCACTACCGATATAATCCGCATCCGAGAATGCAGAGATACCCAATAGATCGGTCCATGACTTCGGAGCAATCGCGAAGTAACGCTCGCCGTCATCTGGAATGTCGCCGTCACCAAAGGCTTCAAAGATCTCTTCTACCTTGGCCAGCGTCATGCCGCCCGTTGCAGTGGTTTCGCTGGTGCCAGCGTCCATTGCAGTAGTGATCAAAAGATCGCTCTTACGGCCCAGCGCAGCAGCGGACGACTTAGCTACAACCATGCGTTCGTCGTGGTTGATCTTCAGTTCATCGAGCTTGTCGATGTAATCCGCAGCGTAGTAATCTGCGAGTGTGCATTCGACCGGAGTGTGGTCGATGCTCATCACAGGTACATTGCCGTGGCGTGACTTGGTTCCGGCAGTACCCTTGCCGACTTTCTGGAAGGTTGTGCTTTCGCCTTTGACGGCGCTCTTGGTGCGAACAGTATTGGCTAACTTGGAACCCATGCGCTGATACGCCATGTGAACTTCGCTCTCGAACTGCTTAATGAATGCATTATCAACTTGAATAGCCATGATGCTAAACTCCGAAAAGGTTGGATTGCCCGGTTATCCGCTCCTGATCGGTAAATGGTTATCCCTTACGGGGCCACCGTCTTTTACGGGCCTACGTCCGACCTATTGCCTTACTTAGTTCTGTTGTCAATGGACTAAATAATAGGCTTGGCGAGCATTACACCGGACTGAACGTAGCCGAGGCGCTTCAGAAACCTTTCTGCTGACTCATCATTGGTCCCTGTAGTGACGCCCAGGCGGATCACGCTGCCTTTATCCTTCGCCCAACTTTCCATTTCAAGAACCAATCGCAGCGCGCATCTGGAACCGCGCCGCTTTGGCACCACGAATAGACCCAGATCATCCACCGTGCGCGTATTTGAGAAGATCATATCCACGCTACCCACGGCGATGAAGCCAATCGGCTGCGCCCGTCTTGGCGGCCTGTCGCCTTCTTCCCACGCTATCAGGCATAGCCAATCAGGACTGTCGATGCACAGCTTCACCCAGCCTAAGAGCTTATCATCCTCGAAGGGATAGGGAGAATAGACGGGGCTTTCACCGTGCATCATCTTGGTTAGGTGGAGCATGGCCCATCCCTGCCCCTCCTCTATGGGTCGGATCGCAATCATTAACCTTCTTTCTGAAAAAAGGCTTCTACTCTGGCGACGACTTTAGGATCGCGGTGCATCGGATCATAATACTCACGGCTGTCCATCAGCTTTTGGATGGTCGCCTTATCGTCATTACCATCATTGGCCGCCTCTCCTTCGACTTCAACGCCCGCGTCGGACATAACCTTCATCAGCCTTTCAACAGCAGCAATGCCCGCCGCTGTGGTAGTCATTTGCTGAAACGCCTGAAACTCGCCTTCACCGGCAAAGAACTTCTCTCCCCATAGTCCAGCCGCTTCCGTGCGCGCCTTGGCATTCTCGCCCAGCCTACCCATTTCTGCGGAGTAGCTTTCATTAACCCGCGCCATTTCGCCCTTGGCGAACTCGTCAATTACTTTAGAAAACTGCTCTTGCCCAACACCCGCTTCGTGCGCCGCGTTGCGCCACAATTTAACAACTGGTGAATTGGCCAGCAGCTCAGGGTCAAGCGCCTCATTCGTTGGTAGTTCATATTTGTCGGGACTCTCTGGCCGCCCAGAAAGGCGCTCAGTTTCCCATGTTTCCTTCAACTTCTCAGGATCAGCAGTGCGATTGCGCTCCAGCTCAGAGTAGGACTTAGCAAGATTCTCTATGCTGGGAGCCTTGGTCTCCGCATTCCAGAACTTCTCCGGTAGCCACTCAGGGCGCGCGGCTTCCTCTTCCGGCGCTTCCTCTGTTGGTGCTTCTTCTATCGACGCTTCTTCTTGTGGTGCATCTTCATTCATGTTTTCTTCTCCGATTGTCCCGCAGCCCTGCGGGTTTCCATAATGCCAACCACCCAGCGCGCCCCTTCGATGTGGCGTAGGTGATCGTTACTAATTCCTGGGCCACCTACACTCTCAATCGTGATCGATCTTAGGTAGGCGATGAACTCCTTGCCCGCACCGCTGGTAAAAGCGGCAGCAGCAAGCGTGTTCAGTCGGTCATCTTCTTTTGTACTGAGCACTTGCCCATCACAACGAAGGCATTTGTCCGGTTTCGGGGGCAATTGTCTCTCCTTGACCCTGCATAGTAGCCATGTTCTGCGCTAACTGGGCACGATCTGCCTTGGAACGCACCAATCTCTGCGGCACCCCGAACTTATTACGGAGATAACTAGAGACCTCTGCTCCATCGGTAAACAGATTGACCATCTGAGGACCGTAATGCTGGCCAATAAGCCCCAGCATATTGTTCACCGCGTTAATATCTTCCACCGCCTGCGCCTGAGATAGCGGCGAGGTGGAGATGATCTTCACTTCACGCCCGTTGATCACCGGCAGTTGGATACGGTTCTGCTTCTTCAGGATATAAACCACCCGCGCAATCACGCGGTTGACGAACTCGATTTGCAAGCGGCCAAAGGCGCTACCAATCTGACGCGATAGATCGGCCATGCGCTGAGCTACTTCGGTTGCACTCATGGGTGTGCCAGTGGGTGAGCCAAGGGTTTCGTTATACAGCGCCTTGCGAATATTGCCGCGCATTTCGGACAGAACTAGCTGACTCACGTCAAAGCTACCCGCACCAGACACCGGGCGCAGTCCGTTCGATCCGGGCGCAACAGGAATGATTGTTCCGGGCATCAGACGGATGTTATCGACGTTGACAACCCCATCATCCTCAGCGGTGTAGATCCCAGCGATTGCCATCTCGGCATTCTCCAGCACCATTTGGACCACAAGGTTTACGGTCTTAACCGCAGCCATTGTGTTAAACAGCGGGCCACGCCCCCATGCTTCACCCGCTGCTTTACTCCAACGAAAACCAATGAAGCGATTTGATCCTGCCCCAATCATATCTTTCTTCAGGATAATCGCATCGTGTTCAGGTAGCAGCACACAGAAGATATTGGCTTCTTCGTTCTGCCTTTCATGATCGCGGTATACGCCAAGCACAATCTTAACCTTGGGATCATCCCTGTCGCGATCCTTAGCGGTCTTACTAATCTTCTCTTTAAGGTCGGCGGGTATCTTTGCGCCGGGATAAGCAGTCTCGATATGCGAGAGTCTCATTGTCCGGCTGCGGAAATAGGTATCGATCTCGTCGGACGGGCCGGTATCGATTGCCAGTTCAGGCAGTGGCACGGCAGAGAAGATCACTGGATTAATTGCGTCGCCCTCGAACACATCGAGGCAAGCGGTACCCAGCGCAATATCGATCAGGCATTCATTAGCTTCTTGGGCGAAGTTGGAATTGCTAATCACCTGACGAACGTAGGCCGCAGCGGATTCCAGTGCCAGGTTAACTTCGTCTACCTGGTCTTCCGGCACTTCACTGCCAGCTTTGAAGTCAAAGAAGTCGCTGTAGTTAGGAATCAGTCCGGCTTGAATGCGGCTGGAGAACTCCTGCACTGCAATCACCGCAGTCTCATCAAAAATCTCCGGCGCATCATGTCCGGGCGTACGGTTAAAAAAGCTGGTGCGTCCAGGCAGGGCATAGTCATAGCAATCTTGATAGCCTGCCTCCCATGGATTGCGCTTGGCAATGGCACGAGCATAGCGAGCTTTAATTTTTTCTACTTCGTTCATCAAAAACAAGCCTTCTAAAAGAGGCCACCATATATACCACTAGTATAGCCGCCCATCTTGCCCATACCAGACCAAACAGAGGCCGCGCTAGGTGCGGGTGCGGTTGGCTGAGGTGCCTTTGCCTGCGGGCCTCGGCCAGTAACACGGCCAGAACCGGCACCAAGGAAGCCTGCGCCGCCCCGTGATCCCGTGATCAGGGAACGATTGCCGGTCATACCCATCAAACGCATAAGGGTCGACTCGGTTTGCGCCTCTTTTTCTAGCGAAAGCTCATTGGCGACCTCGCGCTTACGCGCCGCACGCTGATCCTTGAGGTCTTTTTCAAGTTCAATGTCCTCTTGGGTCTTAGGCGGGAGCTTAGCTTTTGGAAAGCACATGGGTCAGCCTCATATTATAAGGATAGCAAACTACACAATGGACTAGTTAAAGCTAAAACGCGAGCGAGCAACCTTTCTTCGGTGTCCAAACACATCAATCGACGCTTTTGCGTTCGATGGTTTGGTGTTCGAGGTGTCACCTAACAGCAGTTTACGGCTTTCGCCCCCACCACATAGCGCATATTGCAGTGCATCATGGGGATGAGAGTATTTATTCTTTTCAGGCCGGTCATCATACCGCTCGGCACCGGAAACTTGCAGTCTTTTGTACTGATAGCCGCCCATGAAGCCGCGTTTGATGGCAACACAGCGTGGGTCTACCAGCAACGCGGGCATTCCGTCCGTCATTCTGCACAGAACAGTCTCCACCGCGCCGATACGCAGGACAGGATCGTTGGTTGGTGCCGGACGTGCCTTCAGCCCAGCCGTTCGGAACATCTGGAACGGGGTTGTCTCGTTCGATTGCGCCCGATGATCGCCAGCAGGGTCTCCCCAAATGATAAAGCGGTGATCAGGGAAGTAAGTAGCCATGTCTTTACGCAATAGGTTGGCAAACTTCTCCGCGCCCATGCCCTCGGCCACCAATTCACGCAGGATAAGCCAGCGTCCGCGCACGTTCTGGCAGTATATGGCGGCTGGCGTCAGTCCAAAGTCGACACCTACCACGATAGGAATGCTCACCGCAGGGTAAATCTCTTCACTGGCGAGGTGTACGTTCTCATCGAAGTCAGGATAAACCGGCTTACCATCACTCAGCGTCCCCAATTTGTTCAGGACGTAGATTGAAATCCAGCTTTTCGTCTTACCGGCGATGATCTTGGGGTAATATTTAGGCGTTAGGTTCTTCTGGTTCTCGGCATCTGGGTTTAGCTTGTATCCAATAACATCACCGTCCCCATCCTTCTCTTCAACCATGCCTCCAGGCTGCAAAAAGAACTTCCAGCCTTCAGGTCGGACCATCATCAGGCTTTCTTCCTTGCCAAAATGCTCAGGGATAGGGCTTTCACCAGCCATGATAGGCCACCAGTGATCATCATCCGGCGCGTTCGTGTCGCAGATAACTCCGTACCAAGTCGGGCCTCCATCCTTCATCGAAGGGAAGCGGCCAACGCGCATGGTGCAGGCATCTATAATACTCTTGGGGATCTCACGCGCTTCGTTGATAAACACGCCGGTCAGCTCCAGCGATAGCAGCTTCTTCACATCCTCCGGCCTATCCAGAGCCAAAAATATAACCTCAATGTCGAGCTCGCCCTTACGAATGCGGTGCGTGAAAGGCGGCGACCAG